TCTAATACGTATTTTGTTATAAATATATGTAATTATTAGTTTTATGACAAGCTACAGTTTAAATTAAATTGTCTCTTGTAAGTCCTTTAAGTATGCTGTCTACTTTTTTTTCTGTTTCTCCATAAAAATATTCTGGTGTAAGAATACCAGTTGAAGTACCACCAGATGGTTTATCTACTTCTAATATTAAATATGAAGGATCTGTTATATATCTTCTATGTAAAAAGTAATTTAAATCTTGGGCTGTAATATTCCTATCTAATGTTAATTTAATAAGTCCTGATGTTGTATCTACTTTATTTATAAAGTATGTTTGAGTTTCAGTTCCATCAAATCTAATTTCATCACCTACTTGGACTTCAAAATTTTGGGTAATAGGATTAAAACCGCTACCTGTAATATTTGATTGACGTTGACCGTAGAAATCTCTTAAACCTAAATCACCTCCTGAAGCACCTAATGCTTCAATTATGTTAGTAGGATTACCTACTTTACTCCAAAACCTTTTACAAGGGCCGGTTTGAGGTAGAGGTTGTTGGGTTGACTGTAATTGGGTTGTAGTTAATAATAAAGGGGGATCTGTTGGAATATTATTACTATTTTTGATCGGTTGACTAAATGTAATTAAAATTAATTCATAATAATCGCTAGTAGTTGACGCACTATCAGAAGCTACTATACTAATATTAGCACCTGAATTGCCTGTATGGTTGAAATTAATGGAATTTCCTATAAAAGTAGTACCATTTTTACGCCATTGTAAAGTGGATTGAAACTGGTGGATACCAGGACCTACCCTTAAATTGGCATTAAGACTAATAGTAATGTTATTAGATAAAGGATTAGCTGTAACAGTATATTTAGTACCATTAACTGTTGAAGTTGCTTGAGCACCAATAGATACTACTGAAGGAAAGTGGAATGGGTTTCCATTACCTACATTATAATCCAAATATGGATTCGAGGCATTTGCTACTAATTGGAAATCATCAGTAAGTAAAGAAGGTGCTTGATCACCTTGAACAAAGTCAATTGAACCTGTATATCCACCCCCTTGATTAGGTAAAGTTGGGTCACTACCTATACTGGAAGTTTGGGTGTAAATAATAGGTTGTGGGATTTGACCACTTTTAAATATCTTATGTTTACCTTCTAAGTTAGAAAATTGAGAAGTAGCACCTTCTTTATCATTAAAACTTAAAATAGCATTCGAATCTTGTTCGAAATTTTGTTGAACAATACTTAAATTAATACCATTAGAATCATTAATGGGTTCAATTACGTTTCCATCTTCACCTATATAATATCTAACGTTTACTGCACTTCTATCTTCTAATTCATTACCCCATTCCGGGGATGTGCCTCCTACCCAGTTAAAAAATGCAAAATAGTATCCTTCACTTTGTACTACAGGTAATTGACCAAAACCACCTTCTGTTGATAATTGGTTAAAACCATTTGATGTTGATTTAGCTCCTAAATAATTACGTCTTAAAATTGGTGTTGATTGGTAATTATAATCCTGGACGTATGCTTTAGGGAGATTACCATCTTGTTGAGAAGCTGTTATAACTGTTTGGTAGTTAACAGGTTGAATAGCATTAGTGCTAAAGTCTAAATCCCAAAAAATATTACTTTGTCTTGGAATTGAAGCATTATTAATTATCGCATTGAAATCAGAATATGTAAAGTTTGGAGTATTAATGTAAGGATCCATCAATACCAAAGAATTAGCATAAGTTTGGTATGATATAACTTGAGCACTAGGGATATTTATTCCTGTAAAAGTATCTTCTACAAAAGATATTCTATATTTTCCTCCACCTATAGGAGTAATATTTTCTATAATTCCGGTTCCTGTTAAATTTGCCATATTATGGTGGTGGTATTATTGATGAATACTGGATGGTAAATGTTATATTATCTCCTGCAGACAAGTTACTTAAAGCTACCTCAGAATTCGTACCATTTAAATCTTCTTCATTAATAACTATTTCTTCTACGTAGTAAGCTACTGAAACTCCTGAATTTTGGGTTCTACTACTTCTTGCTCTCCAGGTAAGTTCTCCACTACTAGGATTAATATTTGTAGCTGATCCTATAGTATCATAGGATATTGTTACGGTATTTGCTTTTAATAGTGGGTTATTGGGATTTAAGCTTTGAGTAGTTGCTATAAATTCTGAACCACTAAATTCACCATCTACAAATTCACGAGCATTATCTTGAGTAAATGTTTCAAACCCAAATGGTGTAATATTAGCACCATCCCAACTTTGAGTTACATTAATTGCTCCTGGGTATGTAAATTCTGTATAGTTAGTACCTAATACAAAACTAGGTAAAGTACCACCATCTGAACCAGATGGAACAACAATTGGAAATGATTCAAAATCATTTGAAGCTGTGTATATTCTTTGACCATCTAATAACCCTGCAATTTGACCAATACTACCTGTGTAGTAAGGTTCAGAATATGAGGCTTGTGGTTCAGGGTATTTTTGTCTTTCTAATAAGTGTTGTTTAATAGAAATACCTGTAGCCGATGATACTTTGGCTGGGATAAAGTCTTTGATGGTTTTCCAAAGGGAATTGTCAAAGAATTTAATTAATCTAATAAAATCATTCCAATCGTAATTGCTTGTATATTTAAGGAAATATTTATCTCTTAAAGCATTTAAGTCAGGGTAGCTAGTAGAGTTCGAGGAAATTTGTCTAGGATCACCTATATATTCTCCAATATTTAAATAACCAATTGAATTAATAATATCATCATTAATTTGGTTAGTTGGGGATAATACTACTTCTACTTGATTGACTGTATTAGTATATGAATCATCTATTTCAGTATCTTGTTGTATAGATCTAATATTGGATAATTGCTGGGGACCTTCAGGTAGGTTTAAAGCTACTTGTCTAATTTTATCTGTAATGCGATTTTTGATACCAACCGCTGGTTGATCCATAAACACATATTCTCTATTAACACTAAAGTTCCCTGAGCCTGTAGTAAAGTTTGAATTAGCAGCAAATGAATTTACTGTAGCCCAAGAACCTGTTACTTTAGGATGTATTGAAACTGAGCCTGTGTATAGCTCACCTCCTAATGCTGCTCTAAATATTAATTCATCAGGAGCACTATTAATAGTATTACCCTCAATTGATTGAGGATTCATTACATAATCCTTAAATACACTATGAGAAATTTGAGTAGTATAATATTTAATTTCCTGATATGAACCGCTAAAGTTTGTATATCCTGTAATGCCCCCTATTGTAGGGAAATGGGAATTTGTAGAAGAATACCAGAAACCATCATCAGTGGCTGCGATTGAAGATGAGGCTATAAATCCTAAAGAGGAACCATTACTTCCAGAATATATTTTGTTAGCTGCTATCAATTCAAAATCTACTTCATCACGATTAACCATAACAGACCACCACCCACCATCTAAAAATGGTAAAGATACGCTAGCAAATTCTGTAGCATCTGTAGTGAAATTAGGATAAAAATTTAAATTAGCATATTGGTTATTAGGATTAGAAATAGAGCCACTAAATAATCCAGATGTCAATAAAGAAGTATTATATTCTAAAACTAATCTTACATCTCTACCCGCATCTAAAGTCCATAAAGACTGTGAAGCTGGTGAGTTAGAGGATGAAGGAGGGAGTTTAAATCTAAATTGTAAGGATGCTGGAACATCATCTGGGGATGTCCAATCAGTATTTACACTCCAATCTGAACTAATAATACCAGTATCTCCTGTTGAGTAAGCATAATTAAATTGCTCAAACCAATAATCCCAATCGTTAGTATTATCTTTATCTTTACCGCCAAATTCATCAATTCTAAGTAATGTATTTGGGATACCGTATATTGTAGCTAATGTTCTAATACCATCAACTGTACCTTTTTTCTTATATAAATAAGATAAGTTATTGTAAATACGTTTGTATAAACGTTTTTTTACATCATCTTGAGGTAAAATTTCATTTGAACCTGTTATAGAAGCATTTACATATTCATCCCCACTTGGTGTAGGTAAAGAATCTGTCATATTAGGGAATGGGAAGTAATTACCTGATGGTGTTAAACCCAATGTTGCTGAAAATATATTAAATGAACTAAATTGATTTTCATATAAATTAAAACCTAAATCACGTAATTGTTGCGCGATTAAATCGCGTGAAATTCCTGAATCAATACGATTATCATTATCCCATTTGTTCGTGATATCTTTGATGTATACCCACAAATTTTCGTCATAAAAATGACCTACCATATTAGAAAAATCTATATATGATTGATTAGCGGAGTCTTCTCTTATATACTCTGGGATTGCGTTATATATCCAATCTTTATTATTTACATCATAAGCTTCAGCACTCGTTAAACTAGATGTAATCCAATTTTGAGCTAATACACTCGTTGATAAGGCCTGATCGTAAGGTTCTTCTGTATTTGTTTTAGGATAAGCCTGTGATGAACCAGAAGTATAATATAAGAAGTATTCAAAATTATCAAACCCATCAATGGTTTCATTGATTTTATTTTCATAAAATGCTACTGAACTAGAAACGGAAGTAACTGTGGAATTGGATCCTGATGCTGCTATGTCAGTCCAATTTTCTATTTGTCCTATTTTGTAGAAAAAATTGTTAGTACGTTTTTCTGCTGATGAGAATTTAATAAAATTTGTGTATTCTGTATAATCGATGTTAATTTGTACACTAGGGTCAGCATAAAAACTATTGATTTGTTGTAGTGAGGATGTTACTGAAGTTGATATTAGACTAGTGAAATCTACTTCTTCAGTAGAATTATTAACTTGACCCTTAACTGGGAGGTTAATGTTAGGACCTTTAAGTCTAATAGTATTATCTACTATTATAGGTTCAAAAGGTAATTCAACTAGATAAGCTATAGGATCCGCTACCTGTTCTACTACCCACAATGTAGATTTTAATTGATATTGTGGGGGTAAAGGTTCATATAATTTTATAAGAACACTATCTACATCTAGTAAAATATTATTAGCAATTACTAGTTGATTATTACCAAAATTTAAGTAAAAATCTGGGAAGAATTCAGCACTATTTCTTTCTTGAATGTATTCTATAGTGGAAGCAATAATTTCTTCTGTAGATATATCGTTAGAGGTTAATCTAACTTCAGTTCTATCAGATGAAATTTCTGAGATGAAATATCTTTGAGAAAAGTTAGATGATAATCTAACCGAAAGAAAATTATAAAATGTATTATATGTTCCTTCTTCGAACCCCTTTACAAATAAATCATTTTCAGGATTAATAACTAATATATTATCTTCTAAAGTATAATCATTAGAATTAGCAGGTGAATCAAATGGTGGGGATACTTGACCTCCATTATTAGGATTATATATAAAGTATTCTATATAATCTGTTTGGGGAACAAATGAAGTTCCTATTTCTATGGAAGAAATAAGATTTTCATCTGCAACTGAATATTCTTCTAGTTCAAATGAAGTAGGATTTACCTGTGTAATTTTAGCTTCAGCCATAATTAGTTATTTTGTCTTTCTTCCTTACGTTTTGCTCTACGCTCTTTCCTTTTTTCCCTACGTGTTTGTTCTTCTCCTTGATCAACACCCACATTTATATTTACACTAAATTCTGATGGGATTTCTAAATCTGGTAATGTTGGAAGTTCTGGTAAATTTAAACCGGCTGTGTCTAAAACATCTGCAATTGTGTTTAATGCTCCACTTCTTTCATCAAGTAATTGTCTTCTTAATTGGGTGATTTCTTGCTGTAAAGCCTCTAATTCAGTTGTGAGGGGATTATATCCAATATATTCTGTACTAGTTGTAATTAGAGTTTCATGTGAATTATTACCTCTTTGAGGGATATCAAAAAATAATCTATTATATAAAACAAAAAATTCGTCAACGGATACATTTTGTACAGCAACAGGCTCAGTATTCTGTGGTGTTAACTGAGAAAATTCAGTATCAATAACCTTAGGGTATTGAGTTTTACTGAATGAATTTCTTGTTAGATTTATTTGTTCTCTCATTATCCGTTAACTATCTTAAAATAGTAATCATTATCATATACTGTTGTACTGCTTCCATTATTTACTTGAATAAGTACTTTATAATATCTTTCAGGTTCTAAACCATTCATATAGATATCAAAATAACTTGAAGATGCATCAGCACTAATTCTAGTATAATTTGAATCAAAACCCACTACATACTCATCTGTATCTAAATCTTTAATAGCATACCAAGCTGAGCCAGATGGGAGGTAATATTGTTGAGTATACAAAGAGGAAGTTGCCCAAACACGAGTAGGATATTTAGGTCTACAATTTACTCTAAATCTATTTATACTTTCAGAATAAAATACTCCTGGATTCTCTGCTAGATCTATAAATGCGTTAGGTTGGTCTAAAATGGTTATTGAAGACGAACCCGTATCCCATGTAGAATCATCCCATTTAATATCTAATTCTGGTGGGTAAATTGTATTTGTATCAACTGTGTAATATTGCATTACAGGTTGTACTTGTTTATTAGTATTGAATTCAGCGTTGTTTTCCCACTTAATGATAACACCATTATTAGGTAAAGAACCACTAAACCAATCTTCAACCATAGATGTAATAGTAACATTTAAGTCTTTATCTGTTCTTGGACCGAAAGATTGTGTTGCAGGATATACAGTAGAACCATCTGATGAACTAATATACCAAGAACCTCCACCTTGTGGTGCATACACCGCATTATAAGAACTAGTATATCCTAATACTGAACCTCCTATATCCCATGCATTTCCTCCTCCAAATAAAGGAGAATTCCAACAAGCACCATCGGTGGTTATTGGTTGATCTAAATATGTACCAGTTCCTTGATTCCAAGAATTATATATTGGGAATACTTCTATGATAGAATCTTCTACTATACCTTGAGCAGTTGCTATAAATGATTTTAATTCAGCATCCCAGGTTCCTGTTACTTTGTTATTTAATACATCCTGGAGTTCAGTATTGTCAAAATTTATAAGTGAACGTGCAACAGAAGGTGAACTATTTACTGCAAAATTTAAGTTTGATACTTGGTTAATAGGATCAATACCCGTGTTCATTGTAGAATACATTGAATATAGGGAAGTGTCTTTATATGGAAAAAGTTTATATACTGCCATAATATTTTATTTAAATGGGTCGCTAGCCCTTCTTATTAATTCATCACTCTGAAGACTATCTATATAAGTGCGTTGTGGAGTGTAAGGCTGGGTTGTTGTAAAACTTTTATATTCGCTACCTACTTGAGTATTATAAGCAACATTAATAGGACCTCCTAATGGATTAGGATTTTCTAAATCTAAACTGGTTTTGTTAAAGCTATCGATTTGTTGAGGGTTTGAGTTTGGATCTTCAATAGGGGTATTGGGGTTTCTAATTAAAGGAGAAACCTGATTGGTAATATCTTTGTTATATTTATCTAATAATCCCATAATTATATGTTTACAATTTTACCCTTAATGTCACTATTTGGGAATTTAACTTCAAATATCATTGGATCAATTGATGGGTAAACTACTTGGTTAATAGTTGCACCTTCTACATCATATGAATATGTGGAATAATCTCCGCTAGTTTTATTGCTAACTAATACGTTTTTAACAGTTTGAACACCTTCAATATTATCTAAAAGATTTGTAATATCTCTTAAAATTATAGGTTCGTTAATTTGCCAATTTGTAATATTGAAGAAATTTTGAAGTGATATAATACATCTCCTTAAAACCTCATTATTATTAAAGTTAGGTAAAATAATAATTTCAAAATTTATTCCTATGTTAATAACAAAAGCATCTTTAATAGCTACCGAATCACCAATAACTCTAAATTGAGATAGGTAAGTTGATAGATTTTGTTTTAATGTTGTTGATGCCGTTGTTAAGTTACCATTATTATTAAAAGCTAAAGTATATAGATCAATATTAGTACCTGTATTAGCTGAGGATTTGGATTTTTCAGTATAAACCTTAGCTACTTTCCCATACTTAGGAGTCATAGATAAAGCTCTTACAGTATAATCATCAGGAGTAACTGTTCTATATTGAGTACTAAAATTAGAAATAATATTCTGTCTTAGTTCTTCTATAGAATCTCCACCTCTACCCCCAGAAGCTGCATTAGGGTTGTTTGTGATTAATGAATCAAATGATTGTTGGTATAAACCACTACTATCAGTTGAAGAAAAATTAACAAATGTTTTATTAATCTGTCTAATATTAGTTAACGTATTTGCATTAACGTTAGCAGCAACCCCACCTCCAGTTAAATACCTTACAGTTAAATTCCCTGTTGGAGCTATACCATAGGTAGGGGTAAATATAAAGTTTGTAGGTGAGTATGCTGTTGTAAGTTTAGTTTTTTCAAATGGTAAACCTAAACCGACATTGTCACTATTAGGTGTAATTTCTTCTTCTACATCCTGAGACGTACCTGCACCAAATTGAATTTCTAAAGAACCACTGTTAATAAAACGAGCAGCAAATCTACGTTGAGTTTGCTTTAATTGCAATAAATAAGGTGATAAACCTTCATTAGTATAATTATTTGGATCATTTGGGTTAGTATTACGAATCGAATCATATACCATTTCCTCAGCTAAATAAGGTACTTCATACCATACATTACCATCAGAATCTACTATGTCTAAAATGCCTACAATATTAGGAGCATTTATTGTAGTTGTAAAGAATTCTTGAGGAGTAGAACCAACACTAATAGTTGTTGTGTTAATTGTCGATGAAATAGCGTTTCTTGTCTTTTTAAGTAAATATGTAGTAGGATTATTACTAGCATCTACAGTATAAACTGTTACTTCTGTAGGGTTTAAAGAGCTTGAATCCGTAAAATCAATTGGGTCTTCTGTTAAGAAATTAATTTTAGCATTTGCTGAAGAACCAATTTGTGCATTTTCTCCTATTAATAGGGCATAATTATAATCTGGTTGGTAAAGGGAAGGCCCTGATACTACAGATGGGACTGTTTGGTAAAAATCTACACCAACAGTAGCAACTCCTGTAACTTGAGGTTTATACCCCATAACATACGCTAAATCAAATAAATTTTCAAATTTACGAGCAAATTGAGTATATGTTTCTTGTATTTGGTTATCTTGATAAAATGAAAGAACATCACCAATATAAGATGACATTTCCATAAACATCATACCAGGGGAAGCTTCTGTAAAGTCAGTGTATGTTGTTGGGAAATATGTTTTAGAGTAATTAATTAATGATGATCTTAGATCAGCAAAGTCTCTATTTAAGTATTTTATGTCTCTTGCTTGTGCCATTATCCAAAGTTAATTTCGATTTCATCAGATACCCCTTGTTGAGGTATTGTATATTTTATAATTACATTAATAGTATTAGTATCTTCAACAGCACCAACGTTAATAGCACTTATAGATACTGAAGGGAAATAAGTTGAAATTTTAGAGCTTATATCATCTTCAATGCCAGATAAAGTACCATTAGTAATTTGTTCAAAAATAAAACTTCTTAAACCACCCCCAAATTCAGGATTATCTAATCTTTCTCCTGGTTCTGTTAAGAAGTAATTAATTAAGTTATTTTTTATTGAATCTTTACTTGTATAATTACTTACAAAACATTGGGGTGTTGAAAATGGTAAATTCACTCCAACACCAGTATTGGGTTGAAAATCAGTAGTTGGTATTAAGAGTGGATTAAATGCCATTATTTACCTTTCATTAAACCCATGATTTGATCTAAACCAACATTACCTGTTGGTAAAGCACCATTTGTTGTATCCATTCCGGGGTGTACTTGTAAAGAATTTCCCATACCTTGTGCATTAGCTGAAGTAAATGACATGGTATCTTGACCACGCTTCATTCCATCTAAAACTCCCATCATATTTTCTCTTAATTTTACTTTATCATCGTCAGGTAAAGCTTGGTGAGTTGGTTGAATAGGAGTTGTCCCTGTTACTACAGTTTTAGGTGAGCGGACCGCCTCCAAAAGAATTTCTTTCAATTCTTCTTGAATAACTTCTCGTACCGATTCCTTAATGAGTTTTTTAAATTCTGTCGCTTTCATGATTATAAATATGTAAATTTAGTAGGACTTCAAATTATCCCTGTCAATAATAAATTTAAGTTCGTCGATTAATACTTGAGGATTTGAAGCAAATGAATATTCTGTTGATATTAGTACAATACCTGATCTATTTTTACCTACTGCTCTATTTTTATTTACTGTATCTGTAAATGGTAGGGTTTCTATCTCCAAAATAAACCCCTTATATGTACCATCATTTTCTGTTGCTGCCGCTATTAATTCATTATCGTATACAGTATTAATTGAGTCCGATATGCCTGTTAAATTAGCATTTGGGTCACATAATGTAATTAAAATATCTAATCTATCTAACAGATCTACACATCTTACAATAGTTGATTGTACTGTGGCAAATGCTGGTGATACTTGGGATGCTGTAATTTTAAGTGGTGGTAGATTTGGAGTACCATCTGATTTAAAGGTTATAGTATCTGCTATAGTATTTAAATCGTTAACAGCGGATACAACAGCCCCTGGGATTAGTGGTATGGCTTTTGCGGCTTGATTAATTGTAAAGCTAGCTCCCCTTAATATTTTAATTAGTGTTTCTAAAATCTCAGCAAATGAAGCCCCAAAATTAACACTAATAGTTAATGTATCTAATATTCTACCTGTGTTGTTTAGATAGTCTACAGCATTATTTCGTTTTGCTATGATTTGAGGTAATTGAACATTACAAAATTCTTCTTTAAGTTGTTCTCTTAATTCATCTATATTATCACTTTCCTCTTCTAAAGCTGCCTCTAGTTTAGCTATACCATATTCTTTAATAAGATTAAACGCTAATGGTATAACAAATTTAGATAATTTTTGACTTTGCTTTAATATTAATGAACCTAATCTTTGTAATCCTGTAGGTTTTGAATCTTCAGTAACTGCATTGTTAATGCCATCTATATCAGTAGATGTTAATTCAGACTGTTCAACACTTTCTTTTTTAAGTTGTTCTTTTATTTTTCTTTGTTTTACAACCTCTTTAGGTTTTTTAGCTGTTACAGTAACTTCATTTAATAGGGATGATTGAAGTATTTTAGTATATCCTACTATTCTTCCAGTATTATTATCAGGATTGTAATCTTCAACCTCAAATGTATAATTAGTTTGTTTTATATTACTACCCTCTAGGATTCGATTCCAATTAAATAATTCCTGTTCAGCCGTAGCAATGGGATCATTTGAAAAAAATAATCTAATAAGTGAATCTGATATGTTAGGGTACCTTAATGTAATTTGTTCAGCCATTATACCGTCTTAGTAGTTTGAGATAATATATTAGATAATTCCGCTTTATAACTTCCTATTTTATTATTTATGGCTTGTGCTATTAAATTAGTAGGTGCAGTTGGAGAACCAACGGGAACACCTAATTGGTTTTGGAGAGCACCTGTTAGATATTCAAAATCAGTTAATATTTTTGATAAAAGATCTACTAAATCATCTCCCAATACTACAGGTTGAGCTGTTTCTATACCACCTAAATATAATTCAGGGGTTTGAATTACGGTTTTAGTACGAGCATCTATATTAACAGATTCTACAGTATTTAAATTAATTGATTTACCTGATGATAGTAATATATGGTCTGAAGTAGAATTAAATAATAACCTACCAGAATTTAAAATTATTTGTTCCCCATTATATTGAGTAGGTGTTGTTGGTGGAGTATCATACGATAAATAATCGTTTTGAGATGATACTTTGATTGGGATTTGTTGTGTTGATGTAAAATAAGCAGATGAACCATCTAAGTTAATGTCTTCTGTAATAGAATTAAATAGGGGTTGTTCTGTGTGTTTTTTATTAGTTAAAATAGTAATAGGATCGCCTATTGAACCCGTTGATGACCAATTATTTTCTATGGATGTATTACTATTAGCAACAGTATTGCCAAATCTAAGTGAATTACCAAATCTACCATCTATAATATAGTCACCCTCATATGGAAATGTAGGGTTTGGGATATTATCTTCATTAAAATAAGTACCTGGGGTGAATGTTGTATTAGATGATGAAGTTGGTTTATTTGGATTACCAACAGCTTCTACCTCTAAAATTCCTTTATTTTGACTTGAAGGAGTAATAGTTTCTGTTGGGTAAGGTATAGGATTCGATTGATTACTATTCCATAAATTTAAGGGGGATAAATAATAAAAAGTTAAATTATTAAAATTATTTTTATATTCCCTATTGGCTAAAGCTATAACTAATACAGTTTCATTAGTTAGCGGATAGTTTTTTAAATTAGGAAATAAAGGCAATACATTAACTAAAATGTTAGCACCACCTAATTGTATCTCATCTAAAACTTGTACTTGAGCGTATCCATTAGTTGGAGTACCACTTTGATCGATTTCTAATATCCTTCCAGATAACAATTTACCCGTAAGATTTTTTAAATCATCTCGAGTAGAATTATTAACAATATTCCCTAAACTTTTATATAGGGTTTGACCCGATTTTAGAACTCCGGCCATTATTATTTAATTTGGAGTTTTTCCATTTCCTCAAGTAATTGGGATTTTTCCTCTTCACTAATACCTAAACCACCTTCTTCATTAGATGAATTTAAAGCACGTTGTACTAACGTAGCCATTTTAATTAATGCATCATCATTTTTAACCCCAATTTCCATGTATTCTTTAATAAGGGGTACGATAAGTGTAGCGTCACCAATGTCGGTAACCATCGGTTTTAATTCGGATATAAGCGCGGTTACTTGTGCTTCGCGGCGCTTTTGGTTATTATAAATTTCCTCGAGTAAATCGGAGAATTTTTTATTACCAAATACTGTTTTTTCGAATTGTTGGCTCATATTTATAGTGTTTGTTCATGTATAAATATAACCTTATTCGAATTCTACATATCCGTTTTCAAGATAGAAAATGTAGTTATCCTTAAATATAATATATAATTGATTAGCTATTTTAGTAATTTTAGGAGTTTTTACATCTATCATTTCTCTAATATAGATATAAAGTGCTTTTTTATTAAAAACATCAATATGTTCCCTTTTACGGAATAATTCTAAAATAGCATCTGCTACAGCAGCATCATGTTTCTTAGGAAATAATTCAAATAATTTATCTGAACAATAATCTACATATAAGTTAATATACATATTTAAAGGATCATTAGCTACTCCTACTTCATCCATACTATAGGTATGAGTATCATCCTTAAACAACTCATCTATTGGAGCTTTATGGACACGTTTCTTGTAATTCTTTTGGTTCTGGAGTATTAAATAACGTTTAGCTATGGTACCAAAGTAAGAATATGCTTTAGCACCTCTTGTAGGATCAAATAAATGAATCTTAGATAATAAGAAACAAATTACTTCATGTTGTAGATGTTCTATCTCATTTACCTCAGTATAATAAAATTTAAAGGTATGGATTATATTTTCCGTTAATTTAAAGAAAGGGTAATGGATATCATTTTGATATATTTTACTTTTTACGTCCGTATCAGAAGTGCCATTGTATAATACAATAGCATCTTCTGTTTCTTGGGTAAAGTAATTTTTACTCTTAGGATTTCTTTTTCTATGCATAGTGGGTTATCAAAGTTTCTTTAACTGAAAGTCGTTTAAGATATCTTGTAACCCTTTTATTTGTTGAAAGAAAAAACCTACCTCGTCGTCGCTGCTGAAAGTACCGCGTGCATCAATATTTTTCATTTTTTCATCTGAAACCTCTATTACTCGCGATAATTTGTCTAAATATTCTAAATAACCTGCGAGGATATCTTCTTGCTTTTCGAATTTACGGAGAAGGTTATATGTAGTAAACCCTAAGGCTACTGTTAAAACTGATAATATAATAATAGTAATAATCATAAGTTATCTAATAGATTTTTTAAACCTTCACTTTTTATTGAACCTAAGGCTTTCTGTTGTTGTGATTGACTTTTCGGCTTAGTACCCAATGTAAAATTCTTCTTTGACATCTCCACGCTACCATTCAATTTAGGCAACCACTCTCTTTCAAATTCAATACGTGCAGCCATTAAATCGGCCTGGTGTAGTATAAATGGTAGCGAAGTACGTGGTTTTTGTTCGGGCATATACGCTTTAAGGTATTTTTCATTAGCCGCGTCGTATAACCCATCATGCGTTTGTATCGCGAGCATTTCGTTGAAAGTATAGATTACACCATGTGACTGGAGCATGAATAAACCACGATCTGGAACGGATGAAAATGGGACTTTTTTATTGAACATATAATCCTCACCTAACTTTTCACGTCTCCATTTATCGGTCTGGGGGATGTATGATTCATTGTCTTCATCTCCCATTTTCCCTAAATCATGGTTGATAGCAGAAAAAATTAGTTCTTCCATAGTAAAGGTAGACATATCTGCTCCTTCTTCCTCCCATAACTGGGATTGTTTAATAGAACATCGCACAACACGATTCACATGCTCCACATACCCTCCAGGAAAGGAGTTATGGTATTCTTTTTTGTGAGCGGCAGGCATTAACATGACACGTTCTTGATATTTGTTATAAAAATCAAGAAGTGATTGTTTTCTATCACCCGTGATGTGGGTTTCGATGTTGGAGATAAAGGTATCCCAATTTCCTTGGATTTGTTCTGCTGTCAAATTCATAACTTTTATTTAATTTTAACGGTTGTATGCGTCTTTGCCTTCTCTTTCAATCATAGTAGACATATCACCTAATTGGGTGGTAATATCATCAAGGAGTACGTCAAGATCTTGAATAGTAGTCCCTCGACGAGTAGCCATTACACGAATGGTCTTAAGCTTACCTTCAATTCTTCTCAATTTATCCTTAAATAGTTCAATGTTTCTCATAATTTTATTTTTTTATTACATCTCGGGAAACGTCACGAGACATCACATCCCCTTCTCTCTCTCCCTTTTTCCTTCCTCTGTACCCCAAATGTACGATAAATAACTTAGGGGGTCACGTTCAATTTTAACAAATCTTGAACTTTTTTGATATGTGCACACTTTTCATAGGATTCTTTTTCTTCCCAAAAGTTAATTGCTAAATCACATGCGGTGATAGTATAAGTATCGGAGAAAATTTTAGCAGCATCTTTAGCTTGTTCTGAAGACGGATTAAAATCTTTAAGATATGTCCAAGCTCTAGTATGAGTAACAAATTCACCGACATCTCCATCAAAGTCTATCTTTTCAGCTAACTCAGGCATCATTTCTAAAAATTTACCCATTTTATCTTCCATGCTTTTTTGATTCCAAATAATCTTTTTAAACATACCCAATTTAAATGTTTGGGTTTTTTGGAGTTCATTAAAGATACCCCCTTCCTCATGCTTGGGAAGTTCAAAATTGCTGAAAAGTTTTTCTGGGTCTATCATTAAATATTGGCTTCAACTTCTATTTTACCATTTTTCCAAATTGTCATTTTAGTTCTATACCAATCATCAGTATAGGTAAATTCAATTCTTCCTTTAAGTAATTTTACAACATTAAGATCATACTCACCCATCCAGGTATGAACATCTTCTTTAGAAAAAGTTCCATCCACATAATATAAATGAGCTATCGTAGCGTATTCCTTTATCTTAGTTTCTGTCTTCACGTGTATAAATATATATAATTTCCACGTCGCTACCTATGGTGGTTGTATAATAATATTGCATAATATCGCGTTATATATGGGAATAAATGGGGTTCTTCGACGGTTATTTAATTAATATTTTTTGATTTGTTTCTTTTTAACATCAAAATTAGTATAAATCTTGTCTTCGAGCTTATCAACTCGGGAATCGATGTATTTAATAATTTCCTTATCGTCATTATTAGCACTTTGAGATAAATCCTGTATCTCGGTGTTAATCCTCTGATTAGTTTTTTGTTCTATGCGGTTAGCATATTTATCTAAGTTATCAAATTGTAACTTTAGAGTTTTAATAGCCATATAATTCACAAACGTACCTACAACCATCATTAGAATGATAACTGCACATACACCTAAAATAAATGATGTAATTTCCATAGTTTTATAGTATTATGTCAAAGAACCCCTTGTATTAATGCGTAATATACGTACAAAAAAAGGGATAGCCAAGCTATTTTTATAACTTGACTATTTCCATCGGGGTTTGCACTTGACTGAGATTGAGCGAAAGACCGGATTCGAACTGGAGACCCTGACCTTGGCAAGGTCATACTCTACCAACTGAGCTACTTTCGCGAGCGGAAGAGATAGGATTCGAACCTACAAAGCTTTAACACCCAACGGTTTTCAAAACCGTCTGACGACCACTGTCCACTCTTCCTTATACTAGAATAAATCTTCGTCTAAATCCACTCCTTTTTCCTGAAGGTATGATTCTATAGATGAGGCTTCACGTTGTAATTCATTAAATTCAATAACAACATCAACAGCATTTGGATTTTCTGGGTGGTAAGTCCATAGTTCTGCTATTTGTTCTTCAATTTCAAATAACCTGTTTAGCATTTCACTATACTGTTCTGTTGTCTTCATAATTTCCTTTATTTATCTAAATATACGAACAAAATTTTACTAATCCTACCCTTCTATTGCTATTTGTA